AAGTGGAAAAAGCACAAGCATTCGTAGAGACATGTATGCGGTGGACACCCGATTGGGCGAAAGGTTTACCTGTCGATTGCGAGAGCGGAACCGCTAAATCATATGGAGATTGCGAGTGAGTATCGCCCCTTGGTCATTCAGTAAAGCAAAGGCATTTGAGACATGCCCAAAGCAGTTCTACCATGAGAAGATACTGAAAGAGTATCCTGTCGAAGAGACAGAGGCCATGCGCTATGGCACTGAACTGCACAAGGCTTGCGAAGACTATATTGGTAGCGATGTGCCGATCCCAAAGAAGTTTGGGTTTATACAAGGTATGCTAGACAATCTGAAATCCAGACGTGGTGTAAAGATATGTGAAAAGAAGATGGGGCTAACCGCTGACCTCAAAGCATGTGACTTCTTTTCAAAAGACGTGTGGTTCAGAGGTATAGCTGACCTAATAATCGTAGACGTGTTAGCAGGTGTTGCATATGTCATTGACTACAAAACTGGCAAGTCGGCTAAGTATGCTGACAAGGGTCAGTTAGAGTTGATGGCACTTACTGTGTTCAAACACTACCCTGAGATCAAAAAGGTGAAGGCGGGGCTTCTGTTTGTGGTTGCAAACAGCTTGGTCAAAGCCGAATACGAAATAGACGCAGAGCCACATCTATGGGAGAAATGGCTCAAAATATATGGTAAAATGGAGAAAGCGTTTGAGTCGGATGTGTGGAACCCACGCCCCTCTGGCCTATGCAAACGCTACTGTCCTGTAACTGAATGCCCACACAATGGGAGAAACTGATGCCATATAAAAACAAACCACGTCCATACAAGAAAGAGTACAAACAGCAGAAAGAAAGAGGCGAACATGCAGACCGCATGGAACGCCAACGCGCTCGTCGTGCTATGGACAAGAAGGGCGTAGACAAAAACAAAAACGGCAAAGCCGATAAACGAGAAGGCAAGGACATTGCCCACAAGAAACCGCTAAGTAAAGGCGGAACAAACAAAGACGGTTACAAAGTACAAAGCCGCAAAAAGAACAGAGCAGCAGGTGGCGCAATGAGCAAGCCACCTAAAAAGAAAAAATAAAAACTGGAGAACAACATGCAGATTATTCGGGATAAGGCAGTCCTGTTGAATTTGCGCAACCCAAAGAGGGTCACAACTGTGATCCCACAGAGCAAGGAGTTGTCGATGAATAAGGTTGTAGTCAAATGGGGTATAGACGAAGTACATACCCTCAAGAACTTAAATATAAACGTACCCTCACCTATTACGAAACAGTACGCTTGGACGGGGCAGCATAAACCTTACGAACATCAAAAGAAAACAGCAGAGTTTCTAACGATGAACAAACGTGCGTTCTGCTTCAATGAGCAGGGTACAGGTAAGACTGCATCGGCTATCTGGGCGGCTGACTATTTGATGTCGCAAGGAGCTATAAACAGAGTGTTGGTTATATGCCCGCTCTCGATTATGGATAGCGCATGGCGTGGAGACTTGTTCTCGTTTGCTATGCATCGTTCTGTAGACGTAGCCTACGGTAACAAAAAGAAACGCGCTGAGATTATAAACGGCGGTGCCGATTTTGTTATCATAAACTATGATGGTGTGGAAATTGTCAAAGATGAAATAGCCAACGGTGGGTTCGACTGCATCATTGTAGACGAGGCAACGCACTACAAAAACGCACAGACGAAGCGGTGGAAAACACTAAACAAGCTGCTGAAAGAAGATACTTGGCTGTGGATGATGACAGGTACACCCGCTGCACAATCACCTCTAGATGCGTATGGGTTAGCCAAGTTAGTAAACCCGCTGAGTGTCCCACGTTTCTTTGGCTCGTTCCGCGACCAAGTCATGTTTAAGCTGACACAGTTCAAGTGGCTACCGAAAGAGACAGCGCAAGCCACGGTGCATAGTTGCCTACAACCTGCGATACGTTTCACCAAAGACGAATGTCTTGACTTACCTGACATGGTATACACCAAGCGCAAAGTCGAGATGACAAAGCAGCAGATAAAGTATTACGAAGAACTGCGCAAAAAGATGATTATGCATGTGGCAGACGAGAGCATAACGGCAGTAAACGCGGCAATCGTTCTGAACAAGCTATTACAAATATCATCTGGTGCTGTATATACAGACGACAGCGAGACACTAGAGTTCGACATATCCAACCGATACAAAGTTCTCAAAGAGGCGATAGACGAGAGCAGCCAGAAAGTTCTGGTGTTTGTTCCGTTTCGGCACACTATAGATATGTTAGCCAGTAAGCTAACGTCGGACGGCATATCGTGTGGTATCATACGAGGAGATGTCTCTGCGCCTAAAAGAACTGAGATATTCGATCAGTTCCAAAACGCACCTGACCCACAAGTGCTTATCATTCAGCCACAAGCTGCGGCTCACGGTGTCACGCTGACCGCTGCAAACACTGTGGTATGGTGGGGGCCAACATCGTCTCTTGAGACATACGCACAAGCTAACGCACGTGTACACAGGTCTGGACAAAAGCATAAATGTACTGTCATTCAGCTTTATGGTTCGCAAGCAGAGCAGCGCATTTACCGTATGCTAGATGAGCGTATAGACGTGCATACAAAAATTATAGATTTGTATAAAGAACTACTTGACTAAGATAAGTTTAGTCACTATCTACTAAATATAAATAACAATGGAGACATAAATGGGCGTTCCAGTAGAAAAGCTCGTAAAAGCGTACATAAAGATACGCGATCAGCGTAGTGAGTTGACCGCTGAGTACAAAGAAAAAGAAAAAGCACTTAGCGATAAAGGCGACAAAATCAAACGTGCATTGTTAGATCATTGTAAAGAACACAATGTCGAGTCAGTACGCACGTCTGAGGGGGTCTTCTTTAGAAGTGTACGGCAACGGTATTGGACAAGCGATTGGGAGCAAATGTACATGTTCGTGAAAGAACATGATGTGCCTGAGTTCTTTGAGAAGCGTTTGAACCAAACAAATGTACGGCAGTTTCTAGAAGAAAACCCTGATCTTGTACCAAAAGGTCTTAATGTAGATTCGGAGTATACAGTATCAGTGAGGAAAAAATGACAGATAATCCGTATGTAGATATAAACAAAGTTGCTGACTATTTCGGCATCTCTGTCTCGACAACTAGAAAGTGGTTGCGAGAAGGGCATATCCCTGACGACACATATATCAAAGTCGGGGACACATATCGTTTCAATGTAGATGCGATAGAAAAGGCGTTGACAAAACGTGGTAACAAAGGGGAAACTGAATCCCCACAAACATACAATGGAGAATAACATGGCAGAGCAATTGTCATTATTTGAAGGGGGCAACTCCCTAGTAAGCAGCGACTTATTCAAACAGTTGCAACAAGTAGACGATAACCTAGCAGGTGGTTCTGGTGGTGGGTCTGGCCTACGCCGAATTAGCCTACGTGGTGGACGTTTCCGTGAGATGGTTAACGGCGATCAAGTCAACGTAAAGAACGATGGCTTCATCAATGTAATCGTAGTAAACGCGGCACCGATTTCGCGTACTTTCTATTCGGGTCAGTACGATCCAGAGAACCCTTCTGCGCCTACATGTTGGTCACCAGACACAGACGCGCCTGACAGTGCGGTTCCTGCAGATCAGCGTCAAGCTAAACGCTGCATGGACTGTAAGCAAAACGTCAAAGGTTCGGGGCAAGGCGAGAGCCGTGCGTGTCGGTATCAACAACGTATTGCGGTATTGTTAGAGGGTGACATGGAGAACGTGTACCAACTACAACTACCTGCTACGTCTGTGTTCGGTAAGCCAGTAGACGGTAAGATGGGGATGCAAGCGTATGCTCAATACCTACGCGCCCACAAAACGCCATCTATTGCTGTGGTTACGCAGATGTATTTTGACGAGAACAGTGATACACCAAAGCTGTTCTTCAAGCCTGTTCGTCCTCTAGAGGAAGCTGAACTAGAGCAGGCTATCAAGGCTAGAGATAGCGACGATGCTATCCGTGCAATCACGCTCACTGTAGCACAAACAGATGGGGTGCAGGCGAAGCGTGACGGTGAG